CTATGACGCATCCGGCGCTTCGGTCATTATGGCTCAATATAAGGCCATGAAGATATGACCTATCCCAGCAGTCTCGACATTGCGCGCGGGCTGGCTTCTGGTTGTCGGTCATTCAACAAGTTTGGCCGAAATACATCTGTCGGTTCCAGCTTCGTGCCTGTATCTCGCTCTGGCTTCTATCGCACGCCCCAAGCAAATGCCCATGTTCATCTCCGCATCAAGGCCGGTGGCAATGCCAACGACACGGCCAACGGTTCCGGGGCGAGAGAAATTGTTTTAATCGGCATTGATGAGTTCGGTGACTATACCACCCAGGCGCTGGCAACAGCAGGTGCATCCGCAAGCGCGCAAACATCGAAGTCATTCATCCGCCTGTTTGATGTCTATGTGTCCAAGTCTGGAACATATTCCACGCAGACCGCTAGATCGCACGCCGGGACGATAACCATTGAGAATGCCGCAGGAGGAGAGGACTGGGCAGTTATTGTCGATGGTACGCTAGGACGCGGAAAGACAGAGATGGCTGTCTACACTACTCCGCGTGACCGGAGTGCGGCACTCCGCAACGTGACCATCTCAAGCGATTCCGACAAGAAGGCCAACATCGTTCTCTACAAGCGAGAGAATATCTTGGAAGTAGCAGCACCATATACCTCGATGCTGCTCGTGACCGAGTATCCGCAAAGTGCCGGACTTCTCGACGTTGTTTTCGATCCGCCGCTCTACTTCCCGCCGCTGTGCGACTTTGGCTTCCTCGCCAATGTATCGGCCAGCACCGTCGATGTCTCCGTCAACATGGACATTATAGAGTTTACCACCCGATGATGAAATGTTGCGACATGAATTCCGGCAAGCTGAAAGAGCCGGTGACGTTCCAGCGCCGCACCTTGACCAGTGATGGTGCAGGAGGCCAGACGGAATCCTGGGCTACCGTTTCCGGCGCACCGACCCGCGCCTATGTGGTGCCGGTTGGCGGCTCAGAGCGATTTGCCCATGACCGCACCGAGGCAACCGTTCGGTTGCGCCTTGTGGTTCGATACACCTCGGCGTTGCTGGATTCCGACCGGGTGCAGATCAGAAACAAGATTCACAACATCCGGTTCCTCGATAACATGGAGTTCGCGAACAAGTGGCTTCAGATCGACGTTGATGGCGGGGTCGCAACGTGACGGATGTCAAGGTCGAGATCAAGGGCTTGAAAGAGGTCAACGCGGCCTTGCAAGCCTATGGGAAGGACCTTGGCAGATCTCTGGCTCTCATTGTCGATGCCACCGCCTTGGAAGCCGTCACGGACGTCCGCAAGGCCATACAGGGGCCACCCAAGACAGGCAGGGAATATGCCAGAGGCGTGAACAAGGACAAGGTTCACCGAGCATCTGCTCCGGGTGAAGCACCGGCCACCGATACCGCCGGGCTTGTCATTTCGATCTACAACGAAAGCCGTGGCAAGTATTCAAAAGCCATTGGAAGCCGTCTTGACTATGCCTACTACCTTGAGTTCGGCACCTTCAAGATGGCGAAACGTCCGTCTTGGATTCCCGCCGTCGAACGGGTAATTCCAAAGATGCTGAAACGGGTCGAGATTGCAATCGCCAAGGCCAAGGCACGCGCGGAGAAGACAACGAAATGAAATCTGATGATCTTCAGACGGCAGTCTACAACCGGCTTAACGATAGCGCCGTTACCAGCCTTCTCAGCACCTACTACAGCCCGCTCGTGGCGATCTTTACCGATGTCCCACAGGCGGCTGACAGTGAATTGGAATCAGCCTTCCCGTTCATCACCATCGGGGCTGACACGATCAATCCTTTCGACAGCAAGGATGATCTTGGCGGATCGGCCATCGTTCAGATCGACGTATGGGACCGTGCCGCATCCATGCTCGATCTGAAGACCGTAGTTGATGCCGTCGATGGCAGGATGCGCCGCCAGCCGCTTTCTATTGCGGGCGTCACGCATATCACCACCGAACTCGACTCTTGCAATTTCTCGCGCGATCCTGATGGCAAGACCAAGCGCGGCCTCATCTTGTACCGTGTATTGTGGATTGCATAGTTTCCGTGATATAATCACGGCCAAAGAAGAGGTTCTTGCATGGCTATTTCTGGCCGATCAGTTCGCATAAGCCGCAACGGCTCCAACATCGTGGGCGCTCGTGCTGACAGCGTGACGATCAATAATGAGCCGCTCGACATCACTGACAAGGATGATGCTGGTTGGCGCACCATGCTGACCGATGTCGGCTTGCGCTCTGTCTCTTGCGAGATCGAAGGCGTGCTCAAGGATACCGTCCTCTTGGCGGATTCCGTCGGCACGGCCACCACGGCGCTACTCAAGGAGTGCGTGGTCACGATAAGCGGCATCGGCACCTTGACCGGCGACTTCATGCTCCAGGGCCTTCAGATCGGCGCGGAACAGGCTGATGTTGTAACCTTCACTGCCACTCTTGAGAGCGGCGAGAACATGACGGCCACCATCGGCCCCTACAACACCGTTCTCCCGGCGATCACCGGCACACTCTCCGGAACCAACGTCCAGACCACTACCAACGGCACATGGGCTGGCGATGCTACGATCACCTTCGCCCGTCAGTGGCAGCGTGGCAATGTTGCCGATCCCAATGACCCGTCATGGGCCAACATCGCTTCTGCAACCAACCTTACATACACACTCACAGGCTCCGACACCGGAAAGTATATCCGGTGCCGTGTAACCGCCACCAATAGCGTAGGGTCTACGGTGGCCTTCTCTAACATCCGTGGACCCGTGACCTAAGAAAGGAACTGAAACATGCCCGCAATCGCTGGACGCAAAGTCCGTATCAAGCGTGGCTCGACTGCCGTGGCTGGTGCTCGTGCCGATAGCTTCACCATCAACAATGAGCCGATTGACATCACCGAAAAGGATGACAACGGCTGGCGCAAGATGCTGGCTGATGTCGGTGTCCGCTCCATCGATGCCGAAGTCGTAGGCATCCTTGAGGACACCACCTTCCTGGCGCTTGCCGTTGGCACCGCCTCGGCGCTGCTCGAAGCCTACACCATCGAACTGCTTGGCCTTGGATCGTTCACCGGCAACTTCTTCCTTGCCAGCTTCGCTGTGACCGGCGAACAGGCAGACGCCACGACCTTCACGGCCTCGATCCAGTCCTCTGGAACGATTACGTTCACGGCATCGTAATCATGGCAATCTTTCGGGAGCTAACAATCAAGTGGAAGGGTGAAGAGTATCGCTTCGTCCCTTCCATGAAGCTGATGCGATCAATCGAGATGGGCGACATATCCTTCACGGACATCGCCGTTCGCACAAGCCAAGGTCATCCGCCTGTCAGCCACATCTCTTTCGTGCTTGCAAAGATGCTGACGGCGGCAGGGTGCAGGGTCACGGACGAACAGGTCTATGAGGAGTTGATCAATGGCAGCGCAACAGACGTTGCCGATTTGATTTCCTTGGTCATGCTGGCCTTCTCTCCGTCCGAGACCAAAGCAAAAAATCCAGACGCCCAGACCGAAAGCCAGTCGAAGGCGAGGGCGAAGATCATGGAGAGTATGGAGAACTAGACTGGAACGGGATGTATCTATGGGCGAGGGAATGGGGAATTCAGCCTAGCGAGTTCTGGGAGATGACCATTCCCGAGTGGTGGTTGGAATACGAGTTGAAGAAACCGAAAGAGCCAGGCGAAACATACGCCGGGAAACTGACTAGGGCCGATGTAGAGGAATTAAAGGAACTGTTGCATGGCTCAAGTTAGCGGAATCGAAGTCAAGATCAGCGCCAATACGGATGACTTCGACAAGGGCATTGCCAGTGCTGGCAGCAAGATACAGAACTTCTCGAAGCTTGCTGCCGTTGGTCTTGCTGGCTTTGCAACAGCGGCGGCGGCTGGCGGAGTCGCCATTGGTGCGCTGACCAAACAGGCCATCAACTTCGCCGATGAAATCGGAAAGACTGCTCAGAAGATCGGCATGACTTCCGAGAGCCTTTCACGGTTAGAGTATGCCGCTAAACTTTCGGATGTGTCTCTAGGCCAATTGCAAGTCGGTCTTGGTCAGCTTTCCAAGAACATGCAAGCCGGGAACGAAGCCTTCACGGCTCTTGGCATTTCGGTCACTGATGCACAAGGCAATCTGCGCGGCACAGAGGAAGTGCTGCTCGATGTGGCGGAACGCTTTGCAGGAATGGAAGACGGCGCTGGCAAAACAGCGTTAGCGATGGCCATATTGGGCCGCTCCGGTGCCGATCTGATTCCGATGCTCAATGCGGGCCGCGATGGCCTCGCACAGATGACCGAAGAAGCTAGTCGTTTTGGTCTTGAGATTTCGACAAACACCTCAAAAGCGGCGGAAGGTTTCAACGACAACCTAACGAGGATCACCAGCCTATTCACTGGTTTAGCAAATACAATCGCGCAAAAGTCAGCGCCAAAAATGAAGGACTTGACTGACAGGTTCATCAAATTCGTAGAAGAAGGTGACTATGTAGAAAAGATAGCGAACCTAATTGATGGTGCATTCGGCATGCTGGCCGAGACAGTACAATTCCTGACATCGGCGTGGGAAGCATTTACCATAAGGTTGAATGCCGCTGGCGTTGCGCTTGAATACATCAAGCAAGGACAGTTCGCAAATGCAATGGATGCTTGGGCAGCATCATCTGAACAAGTAGGCAAGGTGTGGGAACGCAATACTCAAATCCTTGCAAACATGCGAAAGAACTTTCAAGCTAGGCCAGAAGATGCAGCCGCATTGCTCGAAAGTGCTGGAAACTTTTCGTCTAAGTCAAAAGCGCCAAGGCTTCCTGGTGACGCCAGTGCTGGTGGAGAAGGTGCCGGTTCTACTGTTCCAGGCGTTGCACCATCGCAAGAGGTGGACGAATTCTATATGGCTAGGCTTGAGTCGATCCGCGATGGCTTTATGTCTGAGCGTGAAATTCTTGAGGCTGAATATGCAGCAGATATGGAATTGCTTCGCGGGCATTTGACCGGCAAGGATGAACTCGATGCAGAGTTCAAAGACCTTATGCTGCAACGTGCGGAGCAACACGCAAGTGATCTTGCATCCATTCAGTCTCAACGTCTTGATGGTGATCTGACTGCCGCGTCTTCCTTCTTTGGCTCTATGGCTCAAGTCGCACAAGCGGGCGGAAAGCGTCTGCTTAAAGTGGCGAAGGCCGCAGCCGCAGCACAAGCAATCGTTGACACCATCCGCGCAGCCGTTAGTGCGATGAATGATCCAACCGCCATCACGCCCATTCAGAAGTTCGCCAATTATGCCGCCGTCTTTGCCAAGGGCATGAGTGCCGTGGCGGCTATTAAGGGAGTCTCCGAAGGCGGCGGCGGCGGCGGTAGTAGTGGTGGCGGTGGTGGACGTAGAGGCGGTGGCGGTGGTGCATCCGCAGCCCCGGCAGCGGCATCGCCAACGACTACTTTCCAGTTTACAATGATGAATGATCCAATGGGCTTTGGCGAGAAGTTCGCCAGACAGTTCATCGACCAGCTTAACAGCACGCAGCGCAACGGCGGCACAATTCGCGGAGTGATAGCCTGATGGGACGGACGCATAAAGCATTGCCGACATCGTTGTTGGAAAGGCCACACTTTCAGCGGCTTCGCAACATTTGGTATGGCGTGAAGCACCGCACAAGTAACCCAGATCATTGTCACTTTAAGAACTATGGTGCTCGCGGGATCACGCTTTGTGAAAGATGGAACATTCTTGAGAATTTCTATCAGGATATGGTAGGCAGTTATCAGCCTGGATTGGGGTTAGAGAGAATTGATAACAATCGCGGATACAGCCCTGAAAATTGCAAATGGGCAGACAAGAAGGAACAGGCAAACAACAGGCGTTCAAGCCGACTAATTACTATAAATGGAGAAACACGCACGCTTGAAAAATGGATCGCATATAAGAACCTAAAGTCAAGCACGGTACGCCAGCGCATATACGGCCTTAACTGGCCTATTGATGTTGCACTTGAGATAAATAAGGAGACAGCCTGTGCCTGACATCAAAATTTCAGCACTATCAGCACTGACCGGGGCCAACACGGCCACGGATGACCTTTATGTGGTGGTGGACACAAGCGTCCCCGAGACCAAGAAGCAGACGCGCGCGGAGTTGTTTCAGAATGTTCCGGCTGCATCATTCGCAGGGGCAAACGTCTTCAACGATGCTGGCGCTGATGTAGACCAACGCATCGAAGGCGACACAGACGCCAACCTTGTTTTCGTAGACGCATCCACTGATCGCGTGGGCATCGGCACGGCAACGCCAACGGCGAAGCTGCAAGTCAACGGATCGTTTGCCCTTGCTGCTCCGGTGACTGTCACGACAGATTACACGGTTGCGGCTGGCGTGACATTCATCATAAGCAACCGCACGGGGTCATCAAACACGCTCACGCTTCCGACACCTGCAAGCAATACAGGCCGCATTCTCGTGATTTCTACCACACAGGCTCAGACAGTTGTGTCGGCATCTGGCAATGTAGTCCCGCGCGAAGGCGGAGGAGCTAGCACTCCTATTTTGCCAAACACCGATGGCGCATGGGCATTGCTTGTTTGTGACGGGACCAACTGGATTGAAATGGCAGGAACGCCGTGACCATAAGCACAGCCGGATATACCGTCTCCACGAATGAGCCGCTAAACCATGCCCGCATCTTGTGGGACATGATAACCGGCACTGTCTCTGGTGATGGAACCAATCCGGCTTATGCTGCCAATGACTACACATCGCAGCGGTGGGAGCTTGCGCCAGGCTCGAATAACTGGACTCTTGTGGCAGCGGCAGACGTATCTATCGATTGCGTTTTTATCGCAGCGCATAACCTATCTGGCAAGGTGGTGACAATCTCTACGGCGGCAACAGTCGGAGGTGGTCACACAACTCGTGCGACGATCTCGCCAACCGACAACTCGACCATCGCGGTGTTCTTCAATAACGCTGGGGCGCTCTACACCGTCCGCGAAGTGCGGGTGAACGTGAACGATGGCACGGACATCGCAATCGGCATCATCCGCGCTGGCGTTTCCTTGCAAATGCCAATACCGATCTACGGAGGGCATAGGCCGCTCAACCTCAACCGCGTCACCGAAGCACAGCAACAGTTCTCTGAGACCGGCCAATGGCTTGGGCGCATCATCAAGAGGCGTGCCGTCATTACATCTTACGATTGGGAATATCTGACAACGGCTTGGTACGACACATACTTCGAGCCGTTCGCGAAGACGCTGCCATTGCAGCCGTTCTGCATCGCTGGCAATCCCTCCAAGATCACGACCGATGTCGGCTTCGTCTGGACCGACCGAGACGTTGAACCGGTGAATATGGGCATCAAGGCTTATCGCTCTGTCAGCCTCGGCGTCACGGGATATTACTGATGACCTTTGCAGCGCGCCCCGTCGAGATTGTCGAGATCATCCAGCCGCTATGCTCACGCACCTTCGGCGTCTCGCCGTGCAATGCAACGGGCGATGCCTGTTGGAATACGGACCGCACCTGCAAGTTCTTATCCGCTCTCGATCTGAGCAAGTCGTTGACGCTGCGATTCGTCAACGATGACGTTTACGAGTGGCAAGATAACAACACCAATCTGCTGACAGAGAATGGCAACACGCTCGTCACCGAATCGGGCGATCCGTTCTTGATCGATTACATTTACCAGCCCGCACTCGCCATCCCGGCAATGCAGAACTATCAGACGGCTCCGACCGTCCTCAACGTGGCCTCTGGATCGCGCAATAAAAGCCCGCTAGGCTATCGCGCCGTGAGCAATGTCCGCATCAAGGACTTCCCTTGGAATGACATAGGCACCGATCCCTATGTCTCCACGAGGGCTTATGATCCAGACCAGATCGGCAGTTTCTGGAGCAAGTGGCTTGCCCGCAATCCGTACCACATCGGATACACGCTCAACATCTACGAGGGGCTAATCGGTCAGCCACTCTCAGCTATGACGCAGCGGGAATATGTGATCGAGAAGATCGACGCCGGTCGCAATGGCGTTTCGATCACAGCCAAGGACATCCTGCGAAAGATCACCGACACCAACCTGACGGCACCATATCTAAGCCGTGGCGAATTGGCCTCCAACATCACGAACGTAGCAACAGCCATGACCGTGGCTGGCGCAACTTTGAGCGACTATCCTACAACTGGTTATGTCAGGATCAATAGCGAAGTAATCCAATATGCTCAGCGTTATGAAACGACCGGCGGCAACATCTATTTCGACGGACTGACACGCGGTCTGGCCGGAACAACGGCAGCGGCTCAAAGTCAAAACGACCGCGTGCAGCGTGTGATCTATTACAACGCCACGCCATTCCACGAAATCCTTTATGACCTTCTCGTCAACTGGGGCGGCATCCCTGCAAAATATATCAACTTCGCGGATTGGGCGACAGCAAAGACCACATATCGGCCAGACTACAATTTCACGGCATGGATCACCGATCCCGACAAGATCGAAGAACTTCTAGCCGAGGTGTGCCTCCAGGCCGTCTCGAATCTATGGTGGGATGAGCGCGTCCAGAAGATTCTCATGGAGCCTGTCAGGCCGCAACCGTCACCTACAATTTTGACTGATGACGATGCGATTGTTGCTGGCAGCTTCTCAATCGAGGAGAAGCCGGAAGAGCGTGCATCTCAGACGCATGTCTACTATTTGCAACGCACGCCGATCCCAAGCGTGACCGAGAAGAGCAACTATTCCCGCGTCTCGGTCTATATCGATGTTCTGAAGCAAGTGCAGTATGGCGGCGAGCCGCAGATCAGGGAATTGTTCTGCCGGTTCATTAGCACACAGGCAATCGCCAACTCCCTCGCCAAGACCTATCTTGACCGCTTCTCGGATGTCCGCAAGGAAATCACCTTCGATCTATCGGCAAAGGATTCCGCGAATATCTGGACCGGATCGGTTGTCCAGATACGGCATTATCTGGATGTCGATTTCACAGGTGCGCCGCGCGATGGCGAGTGGCTTATCACCTCGGCAGAGGTAGCCCGCAACGGCCTGACATACCGCTTTACAGCGGAAGACAACGAGAAGGGCGGCGTTCTCTGGACATGGCTAACCGATGCGGGGCTTGACGCAAATGGCGTAGCCCAGCCGTGGCGCTGGCTCGATGATAGTGGTAATGATGGAAGCGGAACTCCTCAACCGTACAGGTGGCTTTGATGACAACATGGACGAGCATCTCAAACGCAGCGGTTGCCGTTGGCGGCATTCCGTCAAGCACGACCGTGACGGCGTTGCGCGACAATCCTTCGGCTATTGCAGAAGCATCTTCTGGCGCTCCTGTCATGGTTTCTGGTTGGCATCCGTATGACAAGGTGACGATTGGCGATGGCAAGACTGGGTTGATCTATGATCACGCAGTGACTGGAACAGTCCCTAGTGTTGTGACGCCTGATTTCGTAGATGGCTACGAATATCGAATTTTAGCTTTGGGATTGAGGCATAACGCTGCTTTAATCGGAACTGACCGTAAGCTTCAGTTGGAAGCATTCAAGCAAACAGATGCAGTATATCGATTAGTCAGACAGTCAGACACTGGAGTTAATAATCAAGACTTTGGCTATCATGCAGAATTCTATTTTCCAAGACTTGAGAGTACTTCTCATTTTGTCATGACAATGACCTACAGGAATAGCTCATTTAGCGCTCAGATTGACGCAGATTCAGCCATGTATGACACGCCAGCGCAGAAAATATTGCGCGCTCGCATATCGTTCACCGGCGACAGCATAGCTGCCGGGAAAATCTGGATGTTCCGCCGCCGCGAATATGCCTCACTGCCATAAAGGAATAAATCAATGGCAACGCCCATCACCAAAACGATAACATTCAAGCGCGGCGATACTCTTTCGTTGTCATGCCAACGTCTCACCGCAGTTCCGGCATCGTTTAGCCTTATTGGTTACACGGTTGCGGCAATGGTGCGGAATGGCGGCTTTTCCCAATCCTTGACGGTGACAATCAGCGCACCAGCAACTGGCAGTTTCACGCTCTCGCAGACGGCAGCGAACACTGCATTGTGGCCGGTGTCTGACGAAGACAACGACAGCATCATGTATTGCGACATACAGTTCACAAGTGGTGGCGTTGAAAGCACCGAAACATTCAAGATTGATGTGCGCGAGGACATTACGACATGACTGTTTCGCTAATCGTCAACAATCCGGCTCAGACCATCAGCCTTGATATGAACCAAGAGCAACCTACGCAATCGCTTTCTCTCATCATCGGAAGCGGAACGGTCAGCATTGCGCGGCAACCATTGCCTCCAACAGAGATGCTTTTATTTGGAGACAGCGGCTTGGCGATTGACTTCATGCTCAACCAATACGCAGTCAAGATATGAATGGTGTTCCATGATTGACGATCAGACCTTCAAGGTGCTCGGGGCCATCATGCAATGGATCATCGCTCCAGTGGCCGCGTTTGTCTGGATTATATACCGCCAGCAACAGGCGCACGAGACTGCCATCGCCGTCCTGCAAGCGCAGACCGAAACATCGCGTACAGCGCATGATCGAGAGATTAAGGAGATTCGCGAGACGAGCCGCGCGATCATGGCGAAGCTCGACAGCATCGAAGAGGCATTACGCAAATGAAGCTTAACAGCGCATCCTTCGCCAAGCTGAAAGGCGTTCATCCCGATCTGGTGCGTGTGGTAAATCGATGCGCTGGTGATTGGAAGGATGCCGACACAGGCTTCATAGTCACCTGCGGCGTTCGCACTCTTGAGGAGCAGAAGATCCTCAAGGCCAAGGGCGCATCAAAGACGTTACGGTCTCGCCATATTCCTGCGGCAAATGGTTTTTCACACGCTGTTGATTTGGCTTGCGCGATCAAAGGCCAGGTGCGCTGGGACTGGCCTTTATACGATAGTCTAGCCAAGCGAATGAAGGCAGCGGCAAAGGCTGAGAACGTGTTGCTAGAGTGGGGCGGCGACTGGGTTTCGTTCAAGGACGGGCCACATTTTCAACTGCCGTGGAAGCAGTATCCCGGCACAACAAAAGGAAGTAAGTGATGACGAAAGAAATGGTCTGGGGCGTTGTTCGCGCCGTTCTCGCGGCTGGTGGCGGCTATGTTGTCGGCACCGGAGTTATTGACTCTACCGCCATGAATGAGATCATCGGCGCACTGGGAGTTATCTTCGCCGCTGGTTGGTCTATCTGGGCCAAGAAGTGAACTGGATCGAGATTGCCGCCATCGTCGTGCTGTTCATCGGCATTGGCGCTGGCGGCTTTCTCGTCGCTCAAAGGCCATCCTTTTGGTTCGGCCTTGGCATTGTTATGTTCAAGGCATCGTTGCCTTTCTTGCTAAAACGAATGCCTCCTGAGAAAGAGAAAGAATGGCGTGACTGCATCCGCCGTGGCGGAGAATGGGATCACCGCCGAAAGCGATGCAAGAGGTAACACTATGGCACGCCGCAAGATCACCATCGAATGGAAGACCTGTGAGCGTGCCTGGGGCTGGGCCTATATCGGCGAAGATCACATTCAGCTAGACCCGCGTCTCCTCCAGAAGCCGAAACTGCTCTTGGAGATCGCCGCACACGAGGTGGCGCATCTTGTCTTCCCAGAAGCAGAAGAAAAGCAGATCGATATGTTCGGCAAGCAAGTTGCAGATGTGATCTGGCGGCTCAACTTCCGCCGCGCGCAGGAGTAGCGAATGACCAAGAGGTACTCCGATCAAGAGTTCATCGACGCATGGAAGCGTCTAGGTTCACCGTCTGCCATAGCCAAAGAATTGGGCCTCAACCTGCGGGGCGTCAACGCACGGCGAGATAACATCGAGCGCAAGCACGGGATTGTCTTGAACACGATCTCGCAGCCCGCCCAGCGGATCAAGATCGAGGTGCCAACAAAAGGTTTTCGTGCACTAAAAGAGAATGTTGTCGGACCCGTCATCATCGGCAGCGATGGGCATTTCTGGCCGGGTGAGCGAAGCAAGGCTTTCGCAGCCATGATCGAGATCATCAAGGACTTGCAGCCGTCAATGATCATCATGAATGGCGATAGTTTTGACGGCGCGCGGATCAGCCGTCATCCTCCTGGCGCTCGTGTACAAACGCCGAGCGTGGCTGAAGAACTAGAAGCCGTCAAGGAACGTCATGCAGAGATCGAAGCCTATGCGCCTCCCGGTTGCTATCTGATCTGGACAGACGGAAACCACGACAACCGTTTCATGGCGAGGCTGGCTCAAGCAGCGCCGGAATATGTACAGGTTCAAGGATTCGACATCGCAGACCACTTTTCTGCGTGGCAATTCTGCACAAGCCTATGGTTGAATGAGCATACGGTTGTAAAGCATCGCATTCACCAAGGCGTGCATGGTGCCTATAACAATACATTGAAGAGCGGCAAGTCTATTGTGACCGGCCACACGCATCGGCTCCAGGCTACCATGTTTGCGGATTACAATGGCATTCGATGGGGCGTAGAGTGCGGCACGTTGTCGGATTACGGACCCGAGAACGACAAGTTTGCCTATGCGGAGGATAACCCCGTGAACTGGTCGCAGGGTTTTGTGGTGTTGCACTTTGCACCTAGCGGCATGTTGCTCGAGC